TATTAAAATTTTTATATAAAATTTTGATAACCGCAAACGTGGGGAAACCCGAAACCTTTCTTTTCTTTTCTTTCAAAGCGAACGAGTATTCCAGCTTTCAAGCGAACCACTTTTCGTTGACACCTTACTTTTAGTAATCGTGTTGATTTATTGAAGAATAGCGTGTGGAGCGATCCTTGGTGTTAATTCACCTTGAGGAGCACGTTATATCTTTTCTTCCCTTCTTTCTCTTGGATTACAAATACGCAAGCATTCAATTGTCAGCACCCTTCATAGCTCTATTAATATATATGTTGGGAATTAGCAATTTGTGCAGATACTACCAAGGTCAAAGACGAGTGTGTGCCAATAAGTTTTACCAGAAGTATGTTAACCACTCAGATTTGTACTTTTTCGATCTCTGGGAAATTTCGGCTAACAATCTTTGGATTAAGTTAGCTTTTGTACTGTTACTTTGTCTCTTTGAAATAATTTCTGGGCTAGAATATCTTGGGAAAATGGCACAAGAAATTTTGAAACAAGGTATTCCAGCAAATGTGCTACAAGAAAAAGCCAACCTTTTCAAGAAGGCTAGTGCAAACAATAAGATTAAGGATGAAATGCCAAATGCACTGTCTCTTTACCAAAACCACTCCTTCTTCCAGAAACTCAAACATCTAGCAGACAAGAAGAATTTGGATATCACTAGTTTACCTGGAGGTAGGGAAGTGGAATACAAACATCTTGATGCAGGCCATTTATTGGCGGATACAAATGTGGTTATAGATGTTCCACTTGTTCCACAACTTGCCGCTAGGACACCAACTGATTACAATTTTGGAACTAGCAGAGACAAGAGTGCCACTGCTTTGCATGTCGGAGCAATAGAGGTTGTAATTCAGAGTTATGCCTCTTCTGAGTGTGATTTAATGGCAGGCATGATGCTGGTTGACACTTTCCACTCGCGCCCAGAGAATGCCATCAGATCAGTATACATAGTGCCAATTCGAGGGGGTATGTTTATGCGAGCTCTATGTTTTCCTAACACATTGGTTCCTATGGACTCTGATATAAATAATAGGTTCAAGGTGGTTTTCTCTCTACCAAACAATGACTTTCCCCAGGGTAGTAAACTTGGACATGTTTCCATAAATATGGCTGGGTGCACTACTAGCTTGAGCAAAACATATGTTCCCTCTCCTCTACTCACAGAAGAGTTGGGCAGAGAAGCTGCCACAGTGATTCAGTATCTTGGAAGAGATACGTATGCGATGCAGACCAGTAATGTGCCAACCAGTGATGAAATTAGTCGAATGGTCTTCAACTTTCACATGGAAGGCAAGTTGTCTATGCATAAAACAGGCTCTCTATCCTCTATACTGAGTAAGAGTAAAAGTTTGAGGTACACTATTGGAGGGAGCAAGCCCAAAAATAAACTAGCTGACAAAGCTCATAATGAGGAAGCTGAAACCTCTGATAGTAAAGGGATTATTGATCCTAAGGACGGTAATGTATTTGCAAATCCCCAGACTGACACTGATTTGTTCAAATTAAGTTTGGATGATACGTCGAGTCCCAAAGGATCACTATTAGACACAAGATTTGCCCAAAAGAAAGTTTTGATTCCAAAAGCAATGGCAGGGGGGGCAGACTTACTGAGTTCAAATCTTTATGATGTGCTATCGGGAAGTTCCTTTAGAGCCTCTCTAGCATTAGCAAGAACTCATGTGGTTGAAGGAAAGATCAGGTGTATTTGCACCATAAACTTACCTGAGAATACTGGGTGCTGTCTGGCAATCACAGTTAATAGCAGCAATAGAGGGCAGTTTAGTACAGATATATATACAACAGGTTCTCAGGACAGAATTTTATGGAATCCTGCTTGTTCCAAAAATTGTGATTTCTCCTTTAATCCAAATCCTTGTGGGACTGCATGGAGCTTGGAATTCTTGCGTCGCACTAAGTTTCACTTGAGTGTCACATGTGTGTCGGGGTGGTCAGCCCAACCGCAGACAGACATTGCCATGACAATGGATTGGTATGTGAGTAATAAGCCATGTGTGCCATGTATTTACAATGTTGGAACGCCTGGACAAAATGTTTGGGTTAATAGATGGATGGGTAAACTGTCTTTCCCTCAAGGATCTCAAAATCAACTTAAACAGATGCCCTTGGCCATAGGTGGCGGTGCTGGAGCAAAAAATAGTATTCTTATGAATATGACCAATGCTTTTCTGAGTCTCTGGCGCTACTTTCACGGTGATCTAGTTTTTGAGGTACAGAAAATGAGTTCTCCTTTTATAAAGTCAACTGTGACTTTCTTCATAGGTTTTGGGGGTCTTCCTTTTAGTGAAAACTTGGAAGATTTTCCAAATAAGCTGATTCAATTTGGAGAAGTGCAAGAAAGAGTGGAGATAACATTTACTAGGAAGGAATTCCTGACGGCGTGGTCTACCCAAGTTGACCCAGCTGGACCTGTGGCTGGTGATGGTTGCCCTTATTTGTGTGCTATGGTACATGATTCAACAGCCAGTACCATAACAGGAGATTTTAACTTGGGTGTCACCCTATTGCGCATTGAGAATTTTGTGGGCATAGGCAGAAATCCTGGAATACAGGGGGCCCGATTGCTAGGAAGCATGCAAGCGGAAGCCCAGGGTGGCGTCGTACGCACTACTGATGGTGTTTACAGCACATGCTTTAGAGTTAGAACCCCACTAGCACTTAAAGATTCAGGATCTTTTACCTGCGATTTGATAGGAGGGGGAATAACCACAGATTCAAATACAGGATGGAATCTGACCGCATTGAATACTCCTGTTGCCAACCTTCTACGCACAGCTGCTTGGAAAAGAGGTACTATACATGTGCAAGTGGCAATGTTTGGCAGTACAGTCAAAAGATCAGACTGGACTTCAACTGTGCAGCTGTTCCTTAGGCAATCCATGAATACCAGTAGTTATGATGCTCGAGTGTGGGTGATTTCAAAACCAGGAGCAGCAATATTAGAATTTTCTTTTGACGTGGAGGGTCCTAACAATGGATTTGAAATGTGGGAAGCAAATTGGGCCTCTCAAACTAGCTGGTTCCTAGAGTTCTTGATCTCCAATGTGACTCAAAACACATTATTTGAGGTTAGCATGAAATTGGACAGCAACTTCTGTGTGGCAGGAACAACTCTTATGCCGCCCTTCTCTGTGACAGCAAGTCCTGATTCGCGCCCACTTCTAGGCGTGAAAACGTCCACACCTGCTAAGAAGTATGTTGGTGGTAGTCTCCAAGCTGGCCCTTCACCAGATTGAGGTCTCATGTTGCATGGTATAGTTGCATATTTATTTTATGTTCATTTTCTTTCTTGCTTGAGTGTGTTATTTCAATAGCTCCTGTTTAGCAGGTCGAACCTTCAGCAAGTTCACAAAAAGATTTTCCTTTTGTGTGTTTCTTTTCGTGTGATGGCTTACTTTTGTGATTACTTTGTATGTTTTTACAAATTTGTGATAATATTAGCTTTAAAGTTATTTTAATATAGTACTATTGTGGTATTGCTTTAAAGTTATGTTTATT